CTAACTAGTTATTCTTTGAAACGCATCATCTGCCTTTTGTGCCTCCCTATAGCAGATGACCACCAGCGATTCAAGGAACGGCTTCCAGTTGCGTGTCCATGTCCTGACATGTAGTTCAGGGACGCGCTTCAGAATAACCTTATGCGCAGCCGTTGATGGCACCGATGAAAAACCGTTTCCAGAGCAACGCCCACACCTTTTATACACTGGCGCGCCACGCTCTCTGGTGGCTTTTCGGTCGAGCACCTCACCTTTGCCGCCGCAACGGCATCGGGCCAGCAGCTCACCTTTACCGTTACATGCCGCGCATGTACGCCTGACCAGTTCGTGCCTGATTTTCGGCGGTACGATTTCCATTCCGTCAGAGTTGAAGACTCCAGGATGTTTGATCACATCCTCATACTGAGAGGTTAATCCGCTGCCGCTGCAACTGTGACACGTCACGCTGGTTTCCGCTGAACGGGAGTATTCGGAAAAGGCGAATTGTGCGAGCACCAGCATACACCAGCCAAACTCGCCTGCTGCTGCTTTACGTACATTCCTGGGTGCCGAATCCATCGCGTGACGCGCCAGAGCCTGTACAGCCAGCTGCTCATCGCTTTTGCTGATCCCGGTCTTACCAAAGAAGGCTGCCAGACCAAACCGCGCGCGGCTGCTGGTGGTACCAATGGCCGCCATAACATCAGTGCCGGTGAGGCGCTCCGGAGAGGTTCCTTTCACGTCGTCGCTGATATGCATTCCCTGAGGGCTGAAGTGTTTTAACGATGCCTCAAGCTTCATTGTTCGCACTCCCCAACCAGATTAAGAATGACCGCCGCGCCTTTGTCTTCCATATATTCCTCCTTTCCACTTGCCAGAAACCAGCTGCAAACCTCTACAGCTTCAGCACGTGTCACTGGTTTGATGGTCGCCAGCAATTTTTCCAGGTATCGCTCACGGTCGTACACAGATTCATGGTGCTCGGAATAACCAAATTCGTAACCGAGTTCCTGACCTGAAGTGTGGCGAACGCTGTAGAGCCAGTCCCAGTAAACAAACTCACGAACAACATCTGACAGTGTATGAGGCTCTGGTAGAACGTCACGATAGCCATCAACATATGCGCGACGCTGATCATCAATTTCATTCATACGACTGCCGTCAATGCTTCCATCTCTCTTTTCGTCTACTGTCCATCCCCACTGGTAATCATCAGTAAATTTTGGGGAAGACCTGATCACTCGCTCGGCCTCTACGTCCTCCATCGCTGCTTCATAGCTGCCGAACGTAGCGCGCACATCAGCAGCTTTCTTGATGTTCTTACGCGCATTCTCAATAGCCCTGGCCGGGTTATCCATGCCGATGGTACCGAAAGCTACCTGGAAAGGATCGCCTCCATTCGCCAGAAGATAACGGGAATACCGTTCCTCGGCCTCTTTTGGAGAGATTTTAATTTTCTCCAGCGCAGCTTCTGCAGCGTCCAGATGTGCCGGTTCATTCAGGCGGATAACCTCCAGTACCCACAGATAGGCATCGGTCTGTTTATGCCCGGTGATTCTCCGTTGCTCAGGCAGAGGTTTGATGTTTGCTAGGGCGGAGCTGTGCGCTGCCGTCGGGATGGTGAATAGTGCTTTATGTTCGTTGTTATCTGTACGCATTACGCAGCCGCCTTTTTCTTGTAGAAAACCTGTTCACGAACCTGATCACCGTTCATGAGCATATCGTTAAAGTCACCGTTGTCCGGCCAGCGTACACTGACTTTTACCAGGTCATTTTTCGCCAGCAGATTGGCGTGAGCGCACTCAAACGCCGCGGCCTGCCCGGTGGCAGAATGCTTGTCCATATCAGCGAAAACGATCAGATGTTTTACCCCTGCCGGCACCCGAAATTTTTTCATGAAATTGCTGTTCATTACCGCCCAGGTATTTACGCCATAAATCTGATAGCAGGAGAGCGCCGTTTCGATGCCCTCTGCGATCCCCAGTGTTGAGGACACGGGAAACATACGGATGGCTACAGATCGGGCATATTCGAGGTAGTTATCTTCCTGCAGGGATTTTTGCCGTTTGGCGCTTTCCCCCAGCGGCGCTTTGCGATCCCCTTCAAGTAAGGTTCGGTGGAGATAGCACAATTCACCTTTATCATCGGTGGCGAGAGCATAGAGAGCGTGATAAATCCTGCCCGCATGACGCTGCTTTTCGCAGAACCGGATCGCCTCAGAGGGTAATTTGTTGATCCCGCGCTGACGCAGATACCCTTCCCCGTTGGTACCGCGCAAGGGCACCAACTTTGCGAATTTACTGATGGCGCGCTGGCGTAACTTCGCCGCAGAGCTGTTGACGGGGATTTTCTCCCGGCGGTAGTCATTGCCAATCAACTGATCCACCTCTGAGCAGAGTGCCGAGAAAGTCTTCCCGGTCTGCGTGAGGGAAAGCAGCTTCATGCCGTCTCCACTACCACATACGCAGATCCACGTCCCGGTACCTTCGCGATCGTCGATACGGAATTTTCCGCGCGCACCGCATACCGGACATTCTCCCCTGTAGTGGTGTTTCCCGGTTATTGGTGGCAGGCCGTAATGTTCAAGAATTTCCGTCCAGCGGCCTTTTGCCGCTTCTGCTGTCTTCACGCTGTTCTTCTCCCCAGCATACTGCGAATATTTTCAACCTGTTGTTTTGCGCTGACGATCCGGTTTGTAGTGGCCGCACTGTCGGCCCTCTCCTGTCCCTTCGCAAATTTGATGAGTTTGTGCCTGATGTAGTTGTTTACCTCCGGAGTAATCTCCATCGGAAAATCGCTCAGGCCATTGGGCCACTCGCCAAATTTGTCGCGGTAGGTATGTGAGCACCAGCCGTCACTGATGGGTTTGCCCATAGAGGAACGCTGGCGCTGATAGAATTTGATCTGGCTCCACCAGGACTGTTTGTCCGCTTTGGTGTAAACCGTTCCGCCTTTTTTGAGCTTTTTAAGGTTGCGTTGGGTGTCTGTTTCAACATCCTCACCGACCAGCGGCTTAAATCCGCATTTCGGGCAGACGTAAACACCTGCAGGTTTCATGAAATGGCATTCAGGGCATTCTTTCGGGAGCTTTTCTTCCCGTTCTGCAGCCTCGCGCGCTGCTGACTCTTTCATGCCATCATTTTTTGAGGGGAGATCGTTATATTCGATGGCATCAGGAAACCCCAGACGGTGAACCGTTCCGCTGTGATCGAAGATAAGACAGGCATCTTTACCGGGTGCAGTTCGAAGCCCGCGCCCTAACGCCTGTAGCCACCGGATTTCACTTTTTGTCGGACGTGCATAAATCACGCAACGAACATCGCTGTCAAAGCCTGCTACCAGTACGCCAACACTGACAATAATTTTTGTAGCGCCAGTCTCGAAACGGTTGATCATCAGTTGGCGCTCGTCATGTGGTGTTTCAGCCACCATGACCTCTGCATTCACACCGGCCTTGTTGAATTGCATGGTCACATAGTTGGCGTGAGCCTTGTTTACACAGAACGCTACCGTCGGCAGGTCGCGACCATTGCGCAGCCAGTTATCAACGATGTCACCAACCAGATCAGAACCACACATGATTTCCGCCAGTTGGGCTTCATCATAATCAGAACCATACTCGGCTGAGATTTTCGTTTTGACACCCTGCAGATCCGGCTTTGTCGGGGCGTAAAACTCGTAATTACTCAGATCACCACGCTGGATCAACTCTCCGATAGTCGTCGGTTTAATCAGGCGCTGGTAATAACGACCAAGGAAAGGTGAAAACGGCGTACCGGAAAGGCCAATAACCTTCGCCTTTGACTCCGTGGTGATACGCTCAATCTCTTTCAGAATGCGGCGTTTTCTCAGATGGGCTTCGTCGATAATCAGCAGATCAATATCCTTAGGGAAATCACGCCGAATCAGTGTGTCGGCGCTGGCGATCTGAATTTGCAGACTTGGGTCATAGTTGGGGTGATCACGCCAGATAAAACTGATCTGGTCTTCCGGCAGTCCGTATTGCGCGAAACGCTGGGCAGTCTGGTTAATAAGAATGGTATAGGGCACCACAAACAAAACGCGCATGCCACGGCTTACCAGACCTGCAGCAACGAAAGCCGCCAGTCCAGTTTTTCCGCTTCCGGTAGGCATATACATCATGAATGATTCGTATGCCTTCCAGTCCCTGCGCAGCATGTTGAGTGCGCGTTCCTGCGCAAAATTCGGTTTGATGTTCAGCATTATCAACCCCTTTAATTTCCACTCTTCCAGGAAAAACCAATCTGGTTTAACCGCGTACACCTGCGTATCACTTAGCGAGTACGTCCGAATTTTTTGGTGTGGTCTCTGAGATCTGCACCTAACTAACCAATGGAGATGCCTGCTGGAAAAGGCCTATTCCCATCCCTCTCCGATCTCCCCCCTTACCCCCCTCTTACCTCTCCCTTATTCATGTACTAGATAGCTAGTACAACAAAATGTAAAAAAGTAAGTGGGTGGTACCAGCTTCATCAGCAACTGACACCTTTAAGTCAGACTGCAACCAGGCACCTTTAAGCCCGGTATCGTCAGGCGCGCTGTTGCGTTCCTGCCAGAGGCGGCTGGGCTGTGTAGCCCTGAATTGCCCGCCCGTGTGTTTCAACGAACCTGCGAAGCCTCACATTGGCTTCATGCCTTGCCCGGTTCTCCCTGCGGTATGAAACCGGCTCGGCGTCAAACGTGATTTCGTAAACCTCTGCGTACTTCAGCGCTACTTTGCGACGGAGGGACGGAGGAAAACTCAGTAACTGCTGTTGGATCCACGCTGCGTCCGCCAGGCTATAAAGCGAGGGCAGATCAACCTGCACATAATCCGGATACATATCGCCTCCGGTGACATGTCACGCCTCGTTGGACGAGTAAGGAAAAACGTCATCTAACGTACATCTGCTCCCTGATTTTCTAAGTCCATCGACTATCGATCGGCAGTCATCAAGGCTTGGCTTACGAATTCCCTGCTCATAATTCGAAAGTCGGGAAGGTTTCCATCCCAATGCAGATGCAAGCTCAGCTTGCGTTAGTCCGATTCCTTTTCTTTCTTGGGCAATCCGGTTCATTAGGCACTCCGAAGTAATCTCCGGAACATTACACACAATTTGTGATTAACAAGCAACAACAAAATGTGTACGATAAAAATCCACGTTTCGTGTTAAATTGAAAGGATGAAAACCATGCATGAAATTATCGGGGAAAGGATTAAATCTCTTAGGGAAGCTAAGGGGTTTAGTCAGGCGCAGCTAGCCAAGCTTTGCGGGTGGGCGGCCCCTTCCCGTCTAGGCAATTACGAGCTCGGCACAAGAAAAGTAAGTGCTGATGATGCACTTATTTTGGGTGAGGTGCTTGGCGTGTCTCCAGCACTGATTTTGTTTGGTGATAATGCAGGCCCTGTATACAAAAAATACGAATACCCAGTATTTTCACACGTTCAGGCTGGCATGTTTTCTACTGAGTTCGGCACATTTACAGATCGTGACGATTCAGATGTTTGGGTAAGTACAACCAAAAGAGCTAGCGACCATGCGTTTTGGCTTGAGGTTGATGGCAACTCAATGACCGCTCCAACCGGATCCAAACCAAGCTTCCCTGAAGGGATGCTGATTTTGGTAGACCCTGACCAGCCAGTTGATCCTGGTGATTTTTGCATTGCCCGCCTTGGCGGCGACGAATTTACGTTTAAGAAACTTATACGAGATGGAGGAGTCAGTTATCTCCAACCACTGAACCCTCAATTTGGACTGATTTCCTGTAATGAGCATTGCAGGATCGTCGGAAAAGTTGTCGCCTCACAATGGCCTGACGAAACGTTTGGCTAATCATTATTTTTAACCCTGCATTGCAGGGTTTTTTTGCTTTAAACCTCAGCCCCTCCCCTTCAGCCAAAATCAAAATAACTTGCCCAAAGAAAAATTCACAAAAAATTCAAACACATATTGTGAAAAATACATGATGCACACAATTTGTGATTGCAAATAAAATCACATATCGTGTACATTTATTTCATCGGCAAACAACGGAGCCAATGAAATGAAAATGTCAGAACCCGAGTTCAATCAGTTCAACCAAATCGCAGAAAAAGCTTTTCAAGCGGAATTAGTATGCAGCCTCATGGAAGACCACCCGCATAAACTTTCTGAATCTGAAGTAAGTGCTCTGGCATCCTTGTTGAAGAAACTGGCAGGTGATGTGTTTGTTTATATGAGCGAGGTTTCCCACCAGCTGGAGAACAGCAAATGAAAACTCCCTTAGACATGCTTCAACACATTGTTGCTCAGATTTCCGAAGGAAATACTCTTCTGGAAATGATTTATAAAAACACCGAAGAAATGAATGAGGAAACTGATTGCGGCTTAGCCTGCCTCATTCGCTCTTTCGATAAAACCCGTGAAACAGCTTACGCATACATCGAAGAGTTAGCAAAAAATGAAAAGGCAGTACAGCCCCCCAGAGGGAATAGCGATAATATTGCTGATGATGTTTTTTACGCGACGGTCAGCGCGGCAAAACTCAGGGAACTGGCTCACGTATATAATGAGTCATATTTTTCAGGAAAAGACAGTGATGACGCCGATTGCCTCATGGCATCACTTATTTTCGATAATGCAATTAAGGTTCATGATTTACTGAAAAGTATCGAAGTAAAATTATGTTAATCGATAAGTAATTTAAATCACACCATCACTGGTGGGGAATCGTGCAACCAAATTTCATCGAGGTGATATATATGTCATTCGTTAAGGATAAAGCAGCTCATAAAACAGCAAAGCTATTTACCTGTTATGGCAACAGCTACCTGCATATTGCAACCCTCTTTCTGCGTAAGGCTTATGGGAGGTAATCATGTGGGACCCATCAACAGATGACAGCATTGAAGATGTAGCGAATTCATCCAGAAATCTTAATGAACTATTGGACCTGATGCATCTTTGTTTTAAGGAAATGAACCCTCTCCAGACTAAACAGTTACTTGGTCTTGCTCTGAACATCTCATCAGATATCGATATCTGGGTGAAGGCAGAGGAAAAGCGACGTGAAAAATAACACCATTGAAATTTATCGCCGCCGCATTGCTATTGCGGCATTAAACCGAATGAAGCGCAAGACCGGAGGTTATCGCCTTACCGTTTCAATGCCGAATGACAATATCCAGTTTATCGATATCGACGAATAAGCCATGGTGCAACTTTTACAGCGCTTCGAAAGACAGGCACGTACTGAATTTTCAGCAGAGGCGGAAACCTTTATTCGCCAGACGTATATGAAAAGTGTCGATATCAATGGACACACCGAATATCTGACCGAGACCGGAAAGATGATTGTTGACGAGATTTTTGCGGAATTAATTAAACACGCGAAAGAGAAATACGTATGTGGAGGAATTAACTGATGACCTCACAACAAACAATTATGCACGGGATTCAGATCCCCCCAGTCCTCAACGTGGATCTGCACGTCCTTCCGGACTTCACCGGGCGTGTTGTTCTTTATATCGAAAACGGCCGTGTTACTTGCGATCGCCGGCTTTTTGAAGATGAGCATATTTGCGCTCTGGACACTTTTATCGAAATGGCTCGCGAAATGGAGCTACGCATTGAAGAGGTTACTGGTGGCACTGACAGCAATTCGAATACCTGAGCGCGTTCACCTGCAGGCAATGCAGGTCCTGCTGCGATACCGACGAAAGCGAATCTATGCGCGGCGCATGCGACGGACCGGGTATCTCAGCCTGAAGGTTAATCCGCGCTGGAGGCTGCTATCGAAAGACGATGGCAGGAACTGGGAAGTAATGTCTCATGAAAAATATTCAGGGGAAATAAAACGATGATCGACAACCGCACCGCCAGTGTCATTGATCTGGCATTTCAGATTCACCATACGCCTGTGGGCAAACTGTTCGTCGCTATGCGGCACGGCCGCATGAAGCGCTGCTTCAGCCGCGATACGGCGATCCGCTATCTGGCGTTCTTCATGACCACCTGGGCATTCGAGGCATCGGGCTTTATGTGCCGCCATCCTGACGTAAAGGTGTCTCATCCGGTGCACGGAGAAGTATGGGAACGCGGTGGCGCCACGAAAGAGTATCACTTCGCCCACCAGCGCTGCGTTCGCCGGCTGCGCCGTATCCTTGCTCGTAAGCGTGATATGCAGAACTGGTGCGAGAAATGGGACGCCATGCATGACCGCTTTGTGAAAGAGGTTGACGAACTGCAGGCCAATAAACCGCTGGGGATGCGCTGATGGCTAACCAAGATAATGCAAACATCTTTGCGGTTGAGTCCACACACAAAGTGCCAAACACAAAGCATCGTCAACGTCAGTCGAAAATTTACAGTCCTGATGAATTTCTCGCGTTGCCAATGGTGCAAGAGTTCATAAAGAACAACCCTAATCAATATTTCGTCAATGATGAAACTGGCGAACAAATGATGGCCCAAGAACTGGCGGAACTTTATTGCTCAGTGAATAACGGTAAGAAAATGAAAAAAGCGCTGCGTCGCGCCTTTGGAGATAAAGCATGAACACAGTAATCATCAACAACAAACAGCTTCCAGCCGTCGAATATCGCGGTCAACGCGTTGTGACACTGGCGATGATTGATGACGTCCATCAGCGCCCGGAAGGCACAGCTCGCGCTGCGTTTAATCGCAACCGCTCTCACTTTATCGAAGGTGTGGACTTTCTCGAAATGACTGCGGACGTAATACGTACGGAGTCACTTTCTGATGCCTTTGCCGCACGCACTGCCAAAGGGATCATTCTTTTCGAGTCTGGTTATTTAATGTTGACGAAGCCATTCAATGACGATCTGGCCTGGCAGGTTCAGCGCGAGCTTGTTAACAGCTACTTCCGCACTCGCGCGCCGCTGACGGAAATCGAGATGATCGCAGCAATGGCCGCCGATGCCGTTCGCCAGCAGAAGCGCCTGAATCATGTTGAAGAGCAGATCGAAACGGTCACAGAAGCTGTGGAGAACATCAAACGCGGGACCATGCGCGCCGGATATGTCGGTTACCGCCAGGTGGTAGCCAAAAGCGGAATGAGTGACGCCAAGTGCCGGAATTTGGTCAATGCCTACCGCATCCCGACAGACACGCACGAATTTATGACTCCAGACGGGCTTTTGTCACGTAGGGCTATCGTCGAACTGGAGCCGTTTATGGCCGCGTTTCGCCAGATGATGTCTGAAGCTGAACCTCGCGGCACCCGCTGGTATCACCCGAAGATGGGATTGTTTCAGGCTATCGGATGGGAGGTCAGGTAATGGCGCTCATTACGCAAAATTTCCGTCTCAACTCGTTGGCGAACCAGTACGCCGCTGCGCTGTATAACCATATTTCAGCCACCAGCGGTGATCACTTCATGATTAATGCCAATGGTCAACAGATACAGGTAAACATCGTTGGTGGGGCTCAAGGCGTCAGGGATTTAATCAACGGCTACGCACTGGAGACGATCAGAGACTGTCATCCGCAGTGCTGGGAAGCCATCGGGATCCAGTTATTGAGCAAATGCGTTCATGGTGACGAACTGACGACGAGGGGCCGAGAAATTTGGCAAAGCATGGTCAAAGACATGAGCGATACGGTAGCGGGGAATATGTGAATGAAAATCCAATACCAGGACTACGGCGCCGTGGCGAACATTGTGATCACCAGCACTGTGTTTGAATTCCGTAAACATAACCGGGTGGTTGACGCCACCCTGCTCTGCACGCCAGGCATCATTGCAACCCGCAGCGGCATGTTCTTCATGAGGTCGGTTTTGTCCGGCAAATCCCGCGACATGTTGCGGGCCTACAAAACCGTACAGCGGGAGGCTAAGCGATGAAGCCTTTTCTCCTGTCCATGCTGTTTGGCCTGCTGCTGGTAGCCGTCGTTTTCGGCGCGCTAATTGAATATAAGTTTTTAATGAATTACTGAGGCTAACAATGAAAAAAGGCCAGCATTCAGCTTACCCGTGTCCGCGTCTCGATACACCACGCGGCATGACATACCGCCAGCACCTGGTTAGCCAGATCGCGCCTGTAGTCGCTGCGCAGTTCTTCGAAAGCAACGCTTGGGATGATTACGACGACATGGCCGGATCGCTAATGATGATGGTCGACTGCATTATTGAAGCGGAGAAGGAGACTGTGAAGTGATGCACAAGGCGTTTGAAATATGGGTGCACCAGCGGTACGGAAACCGCTACGACATCTCGAGGGATCAGGAAGGATTCTACTGCCGGGAAGTGGTTAAACGAATGTTTGAAACGTGGTGCCACTGCCGTGGCCTGAGCATGGTGTGAGGTGGGTATGAGTGATTTAATGACAACAAAACAGGTTGCAGACTATTGCGGGGTTTCCGTATCGACCGTGCTCCGCTGGAATAGCGTCAACCGCAAAACGGGACAGAAGTACCGCCCCGAGTTTCCGGATCCGGATATCAAATCCTGCCCGAACAAATGGGCGAAGCATAAAATTCACCGGTTCGCAGGGGTTACGTCTTAA